GGGGGGCACAACAGAGGATGGGTTCAGCTTTTCTCGAGATCGAAGACCAAGAAGGTCAACGAGTCTCACTGCTGCCGACCGGTCGATCCTTAAGGGAATCGATTACGGAAGGCAGCTCGTGGACGACATCGCGAACCGCGTTGCCGTCAACGGTGCAAGACGCCAGGATGATGGTTATCGTCGTGAGACAGACAACCACCACCGCAAGCATCTCGAGATTAGCTTTCACCACCCAGCACCTTCAAGGCGTTGGCCGACGTCAGCCAGGCGACAAGACCGAGGATATCGTCCTTCAGCTCCGTGTTCGTGAACCCAGCGATGGGTGCATCGATCACGAGGTAGACGGAATGCGATACCTCGACATTGTTCGCCGGGATGAACGGATCCGCAGTGGTCTTCCGGCGATTAAGCCGGATAGTCCGACGGTTCCGACTCCGGTTTTCCTGATGAGCGATAACAAGCTCATATTCGCCGATGTCCTCCCGGTAAAGGGATTTCATGGGCTCTCGGGAAACTGCCGGAAGCGTCTGCGCCACCGCATTAACGGTGACTGTTTGGGGGTCAGAGAACAAAGTTCATGGCTCCTAAAGTTAGTAGTTGGTACTTCAGAGGGTTCTACCCCCTGTAGGATCCTACCAGTTCCGGGATATCCCTAGAGCTGAGAGGATTAGCGCCTGTTTCCCAGAAAGGGATTGAGGCGTGAAACCAAAACCATATGGAGACGCAAAGCTCCTCCGTTTGACGTGCTGAATTGTCTCGCTTTCACACGAGATATGCCGCACGCCAGACGATGTGAGGATATTGACGCTTTCGTTACAAACATAGTGGAGTTTCCACTCTGACATAACGTAGGCGTACTCTGCGACTAGGTTCTCGGCTGCGTTTTCACTGAGGTTGTTGATAACATCCCCAATGTTAACGAAATAGTCGATGAGCCAGCTCCAAGGTAGTACTTCCCACAACAGCGAGGCACTCGGAAAGAGTCCGATGAGCTTTGCTGCTGACCTGAGTTGACCCTGGTCGGTGTCCAAATCCGGAATAAAGTACCGGAACTTGGCGCTAAACCAGGACTTCTCGTAGGTCGACGTCGTTAGAGTACGACGTCCGTAGGAAGAGCCCGCTTGAGTATGATAAAATGGATGGATCGAAGGGAACATCGGATGAAAAACCGACGACTCTGCGACGTCCACATCAGACTCTTGCGACACTATGCCTCCTCTCCGCACTGGTTTGCCGTTGTCGCGCTTAAGTTGCGCTAGACGTTTCTCCAGCATGGCCTGTACCCCTATTAGGGATCGCAGATCGCGAAGGAAGGGAGCCCAACCAAACTCGGCATTGAGATAATCTTTGCCAAGTTCTTTATACGAATAGTGCTTATCCCGGAAATATCTTGCGATACCCGGGAGTGAGTTTAGGAGTCCCGATGAAACGAGACCCTTGCTCACCGCTATAGGTATGGTTGGAATGCGACGCAGCTCGATTAGAGCTTGCCCCAGTGACACGCCAGGTTTCCCTGGCTTGTATCTATTCCATCCCTTAGACCCAACGACGTCAGCCGTCGGGAGAAAGGATTCGTAGCCATCAGTTGGTGGGAGGCTTCCGCCATACCACCAAGTTGCTGGCCACTTAGAAGGAATAAAAGAGCCCGTATACTTTCCCCAAAGGGAATTATTGAGCTCTACTGAGGCACTCGGACGAAAGTTCATCTCTCGATGAACTATATACAGAGACCCCCCAGACTTGTAGGGAGGTCCCGGATTCGTTCGATCGTAGCATAGTGAAGAGCGAGGTTGAGTGCAAGTTGCATAGCTGCCATTTGGCATCCAGCGACCCAAGGTAAGGGTATTTAGCCCATCACCTTTCAACCTAACTCGGCCTACCATGGTTTTCTCCTGAGGTGTGTTTGGTTCCAAGCCACCGAGTGGTGACTCTGAGGTTGCGCTCACCGCGCCGTCCAGCTCCCGAAGGGGGC